AGCATAAGCAAAAACTAAATTTAATGTTTGATGATGCCGAAGGGCAAAATGAGCTTACGATGCGGCTTACAGAAATGCTGAAAACCAAAGCGGAAGAATATAATCAATGCATTAATCGTATTGATAAAATGCTAGCCAAACTAAATGGAGAGAGGGCTAAAAGAGTTGCTAACCAGCAACAAAGAAACGCCTCAATAATTTCTTTAGTGCAGCTTTTCCAAGATGAGGAAGAAAGAAAATTGATGATTAAAATGGCCCAAATGCAAAAACAAGTAGTTCAAAAAGAAGCTGACGAAATAGAAAAAATGTCCGACTGGAAAGCTCGGGTTTTAGGTATTAGTAAAGAAGATGCGATATAATGGAAGAGACGGTATCTAAGGTTTTCGTATGCGCAGAATGCAAAAAAGAATTTGCCAGCCGAGCCTCTTTGCACAAACATATTAAGCAGCACGATTTAAATTTAGCATCTTATTACACAAAACATTTTCCAAGAAAAAATAAATTAACAGGTGACCCCCTTCCGTTTAAAACATATGATGAATATTTTGAAAGAGATTTCTCCACCAAGCAACAACTTACCAAATGGTGTAAGGAAAGTTCGCCAGATGAAGTAAAAGAGTATGCGCTCTCGTTGCTAAAAAAACGACATCTTAAAAAACAAAGAAAGTATGGCCCCTTTCATTTAGAGACTAAAAATTCTTTTTTACCTTCTTTGGCAGTCTATCGGAAATTATGGGGCAGTTATAATGCGGCGTGCCAAGAAATAAATTGCGAACCGTTATATAATAAAAATTTACCTAGAGATTTTTTTACTTTTTCATTGCCTGAAGACTTGACTATTGCAATTGATACCCGAGAACAAAAACCTTTGAATTTTAAAGAATGTAATAATGAAATTTTAAAACTGGATATTGGAGATTATACTGTTTTAGGGGATCACTATAACTATACTTTTGTAGATAGAAAATCTGGTAATGACTTACAGGGAACTTTAGGTAAAAATAATATAGAAAGATTTCGTCGTGAAATTTCTAGAGCTCAAGAAATGGATGCTTACTTGTTCGTTGTTGTTGAATCTAGCGTAGAAAAAATGATTAAGGAGAATAAAATTTTTAATCGACGCTCGAATATTGATTATACATTACGACAGATAAAAGATATCTGTCATGATTATCCTAGGGTATGCCAATTTATTTTTGTAGAAAACAGAGAGAATGCAGCTTCAATTATACCTCGACTTCTACTCTCGGGAAAAAATATTTGGCAAACTGATATGCAGTATTTTTGGGACGCAAGAGAATCATGAGCTGGCAAGAAGGAAATCAAAAAAGAAGTGCTCCAAAACTCAGAAGCAATGAAGAGCTTTTGGAAATCGGTGGGTTCTTAGACGAGAGAGAAGCCAAGCTAGCTCTGTATGAATTTTTACGCAACAATACTACTTTCGCTACAGATTTACTCATGGGAGTAAAACTTTTTCCATTCCAGCATATGGCAATTAAGTCAATGTTTGAAACAGATTATTTTTTAGGAGTATGGAGCCGGGGAATGTCCAAATCTTTTACTACAGGTATATTTGCAGCATTAGATGCTGTACTAAATCAAGGAGTAGAGATAGGAATTCTTTCTAAATCTTTTCGACAAGCGAAGATGATTTTCAAAAAAATTGAAGATATTGCAAATAAACCAGAGGCAGGATTTTTTCGTCAATGTATCACCAAAACTTCTAAAAGTAATGATGAGTGGCTAATGGAAATTGGTGCAAGTCGTATACGCGCATTGCCATTAGGTGATGGTGAGAAACTGCGTGGTTTTCGTTTTCATCGTATTATTATTGATGAGTTTCTATTAATGCCTGAAAGAATTTATAATGAGGTCATTGTTCCGTTTTTGTCGGTAGTAGAAAATCCTACTCAAAGAGATGACCTTTTTAAATTAGAAACAAGGCTTATAGAAGAAAACCAAATGACCGAAGAAGAAAGATATGTATGGCCTAATAATAAATTAATAGCTCTTTCATCTGCATCTTATAAGTTTGAATATCTTTATAAACTTTATAATCAGTTTGAATTTTTGATAGCCGCTGAGCAGCAAAAAGATAAGGCGTCTCGCTGCATTATGCAGTATAGTTATGACTGTGCCCCCAAACAACTTTATGATGAGAATCTTATAAACCAAGCTAAAGCAACTATGAGCCAATCTCAGTTTGAGAGAGAATTTGGCGCTATTTTTACTGATGACAGTTCCGGGTATTTTAAAACCAGCAAGATGGCATTGTGCACAATTGCTGATGGAGAATCTCCGTGTATCGAAGTTCAAGGAGATCCCGACTCAGAATATATTTTAGCGTTTGACCCTTCGTGGTCGCAAACTGAAAGTTCAGATGACTTTGCGATTCAGATTTTAAAATTACAACCCGAAGAACAAAAAAGTACTTTGGTGCATAGCTATGCTTTATCCGGAACTTCTTTAAAAAATCATATTAATTATTTTTTGTTTTGCCTAGAGAATTTTAACATTATCTCAATATGCGGTGACTATAATGGAGGAGTTCAATTTTTGCAGGCTTGCAATGAAAGTGATTTGTTTAAGCAGAAAAATATAAAGCTACAAACTATTGAAGTCGGATTAGATAAACCCGAAGAATATCAACGAGATCTTCAAGCTTATAAAAATCAATATAACCGAAAAGAGTATAAATATGTAATTTTACGTAAGCCTACAAGTAACTGGATTCGTCAAGCTAACGAATTACTGCAAGCTAATTTTGACCATCGGCGTATTTATTTTGCAAGCAGGGCTATAGACGACGCTTATACTAGGCAAAAAAATAAAAGCATTCCTATTCAAGACTTAAAGTTTTTACGTACGAGCGAAGAAAGCAAACAAACCGCTGGAGCAAAAATGATCGATTTCATTGAGCATCAATCAGATATGATTGATTTAACTAAAAACGAATGTGCTCTTATTCAAATCACTACGACTTCACAAGGCACTCAAACATTTGATTTGCCCTCTAATTTACGTCGGCAAACTGGCCCAGACAAAGCGCGAAAGGATTCTTATTCAGCTTTAGTTTTAGCAAATTGGATGGCCAAAGTCCACTTTGATTCTTTAAATGTGCAACAAGAAGATGTTATAGAAACATTCGTTCCTGAGTTTATAATGTAAAGTAAGTAACTTTAAAAGTCACTTTCAAAACTTTAAGTGTAATCTATTTTAACATGGCTGAAAAACGCAAATATACGAAAAGGTCGGATTATTGGAATAAATTGAAAGAAAAGCATGAACAATCTCTTCAAGATCCTTTAGGTTTGGCGCATACAAGCAACGCTAGTAACTATCAACCCGAGTTGATAGGAGAATCATTCTATAATCACGAATCAAAGGCTTATGCTCGCTCGGGAGGTCCCGGGTCTAGTACTACTACTCGTCGTAATAATATTGCTATTGCCCCAAAACTGTTTAAGTACAATAATATTCGCGCAGGAATGCTTCCTTACGAATATGGATTAGATGGGGTTAATGTCCGAGACGCCATAGAGTTGACTCAGAAAGCTTACGCTAATATTGCTGTTTTCAGAAATGCTGTAGATATGATGGCAGATTTTGCCAACTCTACATTATACCTAGAAGGAGGTAGCGCTAAGTCACGCTCATTTGTGAATGCATGGCTTAAAAAGATTAAAATTTGGAATTTAAAAGATCAATTTTTTAGAGAGTTTTATAGGAGTGGAAATGTATTTTTATATACCATTGAAGGTAAAATTAATGTAGAGGACTTTTCAAAAGTTAGAAATTTTGGGTTAACATTAAAAACAAATAAACTTCCTGTTCGGTATATCTTATTGAATCCTTTTGATATTGTGGCGAAAAGAGCTACTTCTTTTGATATAGGATTGTACGCAAAAGTGTTAAGTGAATACGAAGCAGAACGCCTTAAAAATCCTAAAACAGATGAAGATCGAGAATTGTATGAATCTCTTGATCCTGATATAAAATTAAAAATTGCAAAAGATTCATGGGCGTTAAATGGTTTAAAAGTAGAATTAGATCCTGAAAAATTAAGATATGCTTTTTATAAAAAGCAAGATTATGAGCCCTTTGCTGTGCCTTTTGGTTTTCCAGTTTTAGATGATATAGAATTTAAAATGGAAATGAAAAAGATTGATCAGTCCATTTGTCGCACAATAGAGAATGTAGTTTTAATGATTACCATGGGAACTACTCCAGACAAAGGAGGCGTAAACCCTCGTAATATCCGGGCAATGCAATCACTTTTCCAAAATCAAAGTGTTGGGCGCATTCTTGTTAGTGACTACACTACTAAAGCAGAATTTATTATTCCAGATATTCAAAAGGTAATTGGACCCGCTAAATATGAAGTAGTTAATCAAGATATTAAAGAAGGCCTTCAAAATATAATTTTAAGTCAAGAAAAATTTGCTAGCACTGAAATCAAAGCCCAAATGTTTTTGCAGAGACTTAAAGAATCGCGCGATGCATTTTTAAATACTTTTCTACAGCCTGAGATTAAACAGCTTTGTAAAAATTATGGTTTTAAAAACGCTCCTGTGGCTAAATTTGAGACTATTGATCTTCAAGACCAAACACAAGTTCAACGCACTATTACTCGTATGATGGAGTTAGGAATTCTTCCTCCTGAAGAAGGGATTAAAGTTATTGAAACAGGAGTATTTCCTAAAGGTAAAGAGTTAGAGGCCGCTCAAGAAAAATTTGTAGAAGACCGTCAAAAAGGTTATTACAATCCAATTGTAGGAGGTCAGCCTATGCCAATGACCCTCGAAGAGGATATGGAAGTGGAAGAAATGAAGCATCCCAAGGGTGCTGAAATTTTAAACAAGCCACAAAATAGAGCTCGTAGCGCTTCTAATCCGGGAAGGCCATTAGGATCTAAAACTTTAGCAAAAGAATGTTATTCTGTTACCGCAATTAAAGAAACTGCAGATAAGACTAATGATTTGTACAACTCATTAGCTACGGAAGCTAAAAAGGTATTTAAGAAGAAGCGTTTGAATAAAAATCAAAAAGAAATGCTAGAAAGAGTTTGCGAATCTGTAGTGGTTTCTAAAGATAAAAATGATTGGCTTTCAACTGGGAAAGCGTGCATTGCAGATCCTCAAGAACTAATAAAATTACAGCCTATGGAGCCGATATTAAAAATCAGCTCAGAACATGAGCTAGATGATTACGCTGCAGCTATTTTGCATCATAGTAGAAAAAATTCTCTCAATAAATAATTTTGTGTAACTTTATACGAATATGTCGACTAATTTTAAATACAAAACTCGATACGATTTTACTGTTCATGCGACAAATGACCTTGAAAACGAGCTGAACATTAGTCAAGCGTCTTTAGAAAATTTACGTCCTCTTATCCCTAAGTCTATTGATTTAGAGAGAAATATTGATTTAGTTGGAGCGGCTTTTAATGCTGCGGTTGTAAATAAATTTAATAGAAATGGCGACGGAATCAATTCTGAAACAGCTGTAGATCTTATAGATTATTTTGTTAATAAACCTACAAACATTGAACATAAAAAACAAAAAGTTGTAGGCCATATTGTTAACGCAGGCTTTACAGATCTTAATAATGATAAAATTATAGGCAATGGAGCTGCCCTAGGTAACAAAGATCCTTATTATATTTCTTTAGCAGCAGTTGTATATAAAACTGTAAATAAAGATTTCGCAGATGTTCTTCTGCAGTCAAGCGAGGAAGATAGTTCTTATTTCAATAAAATTTCTGCTAGCTGGGAGCTTGGGTTTAATGATTACGTTTTAGCAGTAGGATCTCAAGATCTTAAAGACGCTGAAATTATTACTGATCCTAATCATATAAGTGAAATGAAACACTTTTTGAAAGCATTTGAAGGATCTGGTGCATTAAACGATGGTACTCCTATTTATAGGCTTGTAGTGGGAGATGTATTTCCATTGGGAATTGGATTTACAACCAATCCTGCTGCAGAAGTCAGTGGGCTAATCGTTCAGAAGAACATTGATTTAGATATAAACGATAAACGTGCTGATGCAGAAAATGAAAAGAATTTTAAAAATAATATTTTAAAAATTTCCCAAAGTGAAATTAATAATGTAAAAAATACTAATACTATGGATATTACAGAGTTCAAAACCGAGTTCGAGAAGGTTCTCGATTCGAAGTTAGCGGACAATGCTGAATTCACTCAAGAAGCTGTAGCCAATGTAGCTTCTCATGTTATCGAAAAGATTCGTGAGAAAGATGCACAGTTTACCGCTGAAAGAGAAGCTATTGAAGCCGAAAAGGTTCAAGCTACGAAAGATGCAGAAGAGGCTAAAGCTTCGATTGAAGATCTTCATAAGAAGTTGGAAGAGGCTAATGAAAAAATTAACTCATTAGAAACTTCCATCAGCGCTGCCGCGGCAGAACAGCTATTCAATAGTCGCATGGAAGCAATCGATGAGCTTTACGACCTTTCCGATCAAGACCGTACGGTTTTGGCGAATGAAGTGAAGACTCTTGAAGCTTCTGATGATGCTTTTGAAAGTTATCAGGGCAAATTGGCTTCCCTTCTACAACATAAGAGCAAGGCTTTTAAAGTTGAGCAGGAAAAACAATTTGAGGCTAAAGTTCAGGAAGAGCTTGAAAAGCGTTTAGCTACTACTTCGCAAGAGGGTGTTGCAATCGCTACTGAGACTTATTCTGAGACTGAAGAAACTGTAGAGGAAGTTGTGGAAAACGTTGAAGTTCCGCATTCAAGCATCGCTAATAATAACGAAGCTTCTTCCACGGAAGAGTCCCTGTCAGATCAATTCAGACGGGCTTTTAATACCGAAAATATTTCAATAACCTACTAAAATATTAAAACATTATGGCACTTAGATTATACCCATTTAGGCAATATAACGAAACTGATGTCATCAATCTGTTTGCGAACCAAATAGTTGATGATAATCCAACGACCAATGGCAATGGTAGTGCAGGAGTAATAGTCAAGGTATTGAGCGGTAATCTGAATCAAGATACTTTCGATCTTATCGGCAGTGATTACTTGGGCAAAACTGATTATCCGTTCTTGGGCGCTGACAAGTACCCAACTGTACCTTTACGTTTCCAACCTGCAACTACTGGAGCTCCGGTATTAGGCGTCACCCTCAATCAAACGTTGAAGAATGACGAGAATGGAGAAAAACTCCTTTATAACCCAATCAAGAAAGATGAACTTCAAGCAGTTCTTAGCGGTCAGGCTTGCCCTGTTGCTACGAAGGGCTTGTTCACTTTTGATGAAAACGCATATGAAAAAGATAGCAATTTCGTTCCCGGCAACGTAGTTGGTGTTTCTGCAAATGCGGGTAAATTAACAGGTTATAACCGCGAACGTTTAGTTGATCTTGACGCAGCTCTTTGTGGTCACATTGTGGCTACTGGTAATAGAACTTCGCAAAATGGTCAGTCTGACATTTTCGCAGGAACAGGAACCGCGCAATATGCGTTGGTCGCATTCGATTCAACAGCTTCATTGGATGTTGCATAATAATTAACTAGAGAAAGGAATTATTTATAAAATGAAAATTACATTAAAAAGAACCGATGAGCAGGTCGAATTAATCAAAGCAATGGGCTCTCGCAATCGCGAGACTGCCTACGCAGCTCAAATTGCTTTAGCTGAGTTTATTGGTCCGGTTTTGGCCGAAGTTATCAATAACGCTCCGACTATTAGTAATTTATTTACTCCGTTACAGTATAATGCTGACGACAATCCTTCGATTCCGTTAGATTTATACTATGATGTTTTTGACGAAGATTACATCCGAGTCTACAGCCAGTCTGTGGCAGGCGGTCTTCCGACAAACTATGTGCAGCCGACAGCTTCCGAGCTGAAGTTTGCCACTTACAACTTAGATAGTGCTGTATCTTTCGATAGAAAGTATGCTTCACGTTCTAGATTAGATGTGATTGGTAAAACTTTTACTCGCGTTGCACAGGAAGTTCTCCTCAAGCAGGAAAGAACTTCTGCCAACCTCTTGATGACAGCTCTGGCGAATGCGACCAGCGGTAATGCTTCTTTCACAGCTAAAAACCGTAACGTGTTCAGAACTCAGAATGCTAACCGTTTCATCATGGATGACTTGAATAAGTTATTCACGAAGATGAAGAGAGTTAACGCTTCATGGTCCGGTGGTACACCTGCTGGCGCTCGTAAGGCTTTAACTGATCTTCTGGTTTCACCTGAAGTTGTAGAGCAGATTCGTGCTATGGCTTATAACCCGATGAACACCGCAGCTCCAACAGGAACGATGGATAAAGACAGTACTGGTATTCCAGCTACTGACGCTGTGAGAAATGCAGTATTTAGCCAAAGCGGCTTGACTGAGTTCTTCGGTGTAGCTATCACAGAGGTCCTCGAGCTTGGTGTTGGCAAGAGATTCAATGATGTCTTCGATACAGTTGCAGGTAATACCGATTATCTTGATAACGGTTCTACTACTGCTTCTAGCGTCTTTAATGGTGCTACTGAAGAAATCATTGTTGGTCTTGATCGCAGTCGTGACGCGATGGTTCGCGCTATTGCTGTAGATTCCGAAACTGGTTCCGAATTTAACTTGGTGGCTGATGATCAGTTCTCCGCTAGACAGCAGAGAATCGGTTATTACGGCGCTTTGGAAGAGGGACGTATGGTCTTGGACAACAGAGCCTTAGTGGGCTTAATTATGTAATCAGTGTAATCCTGATAACTCCGCTCCCCTCCGGGAGCGGAGTTTTTTTTTGGAAAAACCCAATTTTAGTTGTAATATATTAACATGGCAGCGAAAAAGAAAACCGCTAAAAAGACGGAAAAGACAGTTTCTAAGGCTTCTAAAAAGAAACCCGAGCTAGAAGATTTACAAAATTTTGCTACGGGTAAAATGGATGATGATGCAGTGGAAAAGGTTAAAAAATTAGAAGAAGTGTTAGGGATTAAAACAGTAAATCCATTTGGAACTAACGACCCAAATATTTTTGAAAATCAATTGAAAGATTCTAATCTGAGCGATTTACAAAATATAGCAATGAAGGTAGGAGTTTTTCCTGATGGTAGTTTAGCAAGACTTCGAGATAAGTTGCGGGCAGAATTTCAGAGAGTAACTCGAGGTGCTCGTACAATTAGTATGGAAGACCCTTTGCCGATTCATGACCCTAGTCATCCAAACCATGAAAAAGCAAAGAAATTAATGAGCGAAGGTTTCTAGTTTTTAGTGTAAATATATTATATGCCGGACCGATCTAAAACGCCATACTTGGTTAGCACTATTGCTACGGGTATTTATAATGATGAGTTTGACTCAGATACAGGATACTCCACATTGGCTTCAATTTCAGGGTGGCTTGCTAATAATGTCGGGCTGTTAAATACTATCATTTATAGGGCTTTTTCGGGCTCAGGAAGTACTACTGACTATCCTGATGATACGGTCCTTATGCCGTCGGGCAATTTTCGCTTCGAAGAAGCAGATATCTATAAGCAGATTTATCTCAATAATTATTATACAAAAAAAGCAAGAGCTGTTTTAAAAGGTATAGATAGTTCAGTAGATTTTATTTCTTTGCGTGAAGGAGATTCAATGATTACGCGAACCAATAAAAACGAAATCGCAAAGACTTATCGAGGCTTCGCTAAAGACGCTCAGGAGCGCCTAGAAACGCTTGTAGCTAAATATAATATATATGATGCGGAGCCGGTCCAAGTCGCTGGTACAGACGCTTCTGTGGACGCTAGCGGGGATATCTATTCTGCTTATGATTATCGTGGGCGAGTAGGGTACTAATTATTGTCCCCCATCACCCTTGTAAGCTGCATCTAATGTCTTTTTAGATCCCAACGGGAAGTAATTTAAAGTTGAAAATCTGGAATAACTTCCTTCCATAAATAAGCCATTATCAGTATCATTAGCGCCTCCAATTTGGGTAGTAAAAACTATATCCACTGTTTGGTTATCTCCTATCGCGCTGCTGAAACTTTCACTGTCTAAGCGAGCGTTTTTAACTTTAAATACTAATGCAGTATCGCCCGGTTCACCTGTTAAAGCATTAGGCTCTCTCATTGTTAACGTAAAATTATGAGTTTGGTTAGACGCTAAAGTTTCAAATAAATTATTTTCATTAAGCTCCGATAGAACAGCGGATAAACTTACATCTACATTCATTGGAAGATCAATTACTCTACTATAACCAAAAGTATTACCAAGTCGCTGCAAAATTGTACGACTCATAGGCACATTAATTGTCATGCTCTGAAGATGAGCTTCACCCGCCCCATTCATATCGGTAAATCCTTTGTAATCTCCCGAATTACTCATAGAGAAGAGTATATCTCCCGGCCTTAAAGCTGCTACATCGGCTGTACCAGTATTATAAGAAGGTACGCTAAACCGTGCAAATCTGGTAACACTAGCCCATGAACTATCACCAAAATTAGCAGTATCACTCAACTGAATTCCACTTGTGCCATTGTTTTGATCTACAGCTGGGATAGATGGAAAATTTAAGCCATTGCCAGAAGAAAGAGGATTGTTTGTGGCATTTATAAATCCATGAGTAGTAGTATTACCAGACGCATTATTATCTGTTTTTATATTAAATGCTTCCACAGATACTGAGGCAGTAGGAACTGATCCTACGGCTGCAGAAACACTGTAATCACTTATAAATCCGTTGCCAACACTAATAACATCAAAATTTGTGGAGTCTGAAACATAACTAGTAATAGCCTCTCCATCTAAATCTTTTCCTTCTTTGCCAACTAAAATAAAATAATTATTACCAATAGTATCATCTATAAGGCCTGACAATGCACTATGCCCCGATACGGCTAGATCGCCTGTCCAATAGTTTGCACTGACTGGTCGAAAACCTCCATCCCCATTGCTTGTGGGAATATTAAAACCCATCTTTCTTTCATTTTCTCCGTCTGTTAAATAATAGTCAAAACTTAAGTTAACAGTAGGGGATTCCATTACAATCGAATCTAAACGAGCTAATTTACCAAACTCATTAATATCTTGCCTGTTGATATTAAAATCAAAATTGATACTTTGTACACGGTGCAATGGTTCTACAAGGGTGCGATAAACGCTGCCACTAGGACCGTATGGCCCACTAGGAGCCCACGTGCTTGGAGCTCTTCCGGTTGCCGGATCGTTGATGCCACTCCATCTTAATGAGCCAGTTTGGGCCGCAGAGTCTTGAGACAAATTTGAGTTATAATCCCATTGGCCCGCACCACTAGCTAAGCTGACACGCCCTTGTCCTGACTGAAGATGATAGCCTGTTGAGGCTGGAGAAATGTAAAGAGCCTCACTTTGGTAAATTATTCTATTTCTAGCCACGTTATATTATACACTTTATTTATAGTATTTCACAATAAAAAACCCCGCCCGAAGGCGGGGTTTTGAATTAATATTCTGAAGATATTAGGATGGAACTAACACTTCGTTAGCTAAGCCACCTTTTTGAGATTTTTGATCTCCTAATACCCAGTACGGAATAGAAGGCCATCTGGCATACGATCCCCTCATGAAGATACCGTTATCGGTGTCATTGGAGCCACCTACTTGTGTAGAGAAGGTGATGTCTACAGTTTCGTTATCTCCGATAGCGTTACTATAACTTTCACCCTCAAGTCGAGCTCCCTTAACATCAATAATTATAGCATCAGCACCCGGTTTGCCTGTGCCAGCAGAACGGCGCATAGTCAAACGGAAGTCATACTTATCGGTACTTGCGAGTCTTTCAAATAAGTTATTTGACCTTAATTCTGAAAGAATTGCAGAAACACTAATATCGATATTCATTGGAAGATCAATCACACGAGCATATCCAAATGTATTACCTAATCTGCCCAAAATCGTACGACTCATTGGAACAGTAACGCCAAAACTTTGAATATGAGCTGATCCATCACCGCTTAATACAGTGAAACCATCAGTATTAAATGAACCATCTGGAGCTGGATCAATGAATTCTAACAGAATGTCGCCGGGACGTAATGCAGTAATTGTATTATCTGCGACGTCTGATCCATTAGTATAATCTCCTGTGGTAGAAATAGTGCCGCCACGGAAGTTGAAACCAACGTCTACTAACTGGCCATCTGTGTCATTAACACCCGGAATTATAACTCCAGATTGATTAGTGCTGCTAGTTCCCGAAATGTAGTCATCTGCCTTAATGTTAAAAGCTTCAACTGTAACACTTGCGGTAGGAATAGCGCCTACAGATGCATCAATAGAATAATCACTAATGAAACCATTACCAATTCCAATAACATCAAAATCAGTATTATTATTTACTACTGTATCTCCTTGAACATCAGTACCTTCCTTAGAAGTAACAATAAAATAGTTATTTCCTTGAGTGTCTTCGATCAAACCAGAAAGGGCAGAAAAGCCAGATATACAGCCATCTCCTGTCCATGCTACAGCGTTTGCGTTAGGTCGGGTTCCGCCTGCAGGGCCGTTACCAGCACTTCCAGATCCATTAGTAGGAATATTGAAACCCATTTTACGTTCGTTTCCGCCATCAGTAAGATAATAATTAAAATCTAAACCAACGGTGGGTGATTCCATCACAATAGAATCTAATCTGGCCAGTTTGCCGAATTCATTAATATCTTGGCGATTAATCGTGAAATTAAAGTTCGCAGACTGAACACGGTGAAGAGGCTCAATTAGGGATCTATTTAAAACAACGGCTGCGCCACCACCAACCGGTATTGAACCGTCTGGTAAACTGACACCCGTAACTCCTGTCCAATTGGTATTACCGGGAGCGTCAACAGAGCAAAATTTATTGCCTGTTTGCTGATGGTAACCAGTGGATGTAGGGCTCATGAAGAGAGCCTGACTCTGATAAATTACTCTGTTTCTAGCCATAATAGTATATTGTAAATTTAAAATAATTTACAACTTTTTTTCGAATTTGAGAACATTTAACTTCGAGGGTTCCTGTATTTGTAGACTTCAAAATCCATAAACCCTACAAAAAGATCAACAGGTATTACTTTATTTGCGCTATCAGATATTTTTGAAACATTAACGCTATTAATCATATAGAAATCTCCATCCGCTGCAACGTTAGTATAATCGTACCCAGTAGAATAGGCAGACTTTACATCTCCATATTCATCTAAAGGTGAGCCAGTAAAAGGAATATTGCCGAAAACTGAATGTGCAGAATCAGCCATTACAGAAAGAGCCCCATCTAATTGATATATATTTTCAGCAAATACGACGGCAGTTACATCTGTAATAGTATTATCCGTCCCTCCTAATGCAAATGGTTCATTGGTGGTAGCGCCCAAAGAAAGAAAAGCGGCTGGTGTAGCTTGATCATAAGGAGCTACATAAGTTAAAGTACGTCCATAACGGCTATTGCTTTTATATTTTGTAGCTGTAATCATTGATTCTTCGGTTTGATTAGCGATATAAACATTAAAATCTTTAACACTGTATGTGCCGCTTATATTTGTGCCAGTCGCAAAATCAGAGTCAAAGAGTATTCTGCCATTATCAAAATCAAATTTAAGCCCGCTCGTGCCAGCCGCAATCGCCCCTGAGTCACCGCTTATGGTCGGGTTAATATGCGCGTTAGTGATATTTTTATCATATACCCATTGTTTATAAGGTGAGCCGAACACTACTTTATTTTGAATTCGCTCGTCCGAGTAATAATAAAAATCTGTACTATAAGTATTATAAGCATCTCCTTTTTTGGTAAGAAAATTATCAAACCATAAGTAAAAGCTATTTAAAAGTTCATGTTGATATACTGTTTTCATGAAAAAGTTTTTTTCTCTAATTTTTCTATTTCTTTATAATATGCGTTAAGTAAAGCCGACATATAAGAGGTATTTGAAAATCTACCGCCTCTTACAGGCGCGTCAGTTTGGATTGCAAAACCAGACTTAGATTTTGCTATTCTACTACTTTTAACAAGATATTGGCCTAATCCTGATATACCTCTTTCTATTCCTCGTGCCCAACTGCGCCCTGTTGCCCATGGCATAGGGGTAGCTGCAAAAACTTCTTCTTTAGTTGGAACTTCAATCTTAACAGACATGTAGTCTCTTCGAGGGTGATAATTAATTTGATAAAATTCTAATAATTTACGCAAAGGGGCAATTGGATTGCTGCCAGCACTAAAGCCAATATAAGTAAAAAGGTTGCCAATTCCCCCTAATGTTTTACTAATATTTGTAGCCATGGGACCACCCTGAATTTCTAAGGTGACAGGATGAGAATCAAAATTATTTAAAAATTGTTGATGAATACTTTCTATTTCTTTTTGAATAACTTGCTTAGCCTCTTTTTTAAAAGAGTTTTCTTTTACTATTTGCTGCGTAGCATTCTCAAGATCTCTGTTGGATAAAACTGCCATTAGGTGATTTTCTTTAACATTACAGTATAAAATTTGGTATCAAATAAGCCATGCCCTCTAAAATCACTATAAATAGAAAATTTTTGGTCATCAAACTCTACTCTTTTGGCTTCAGAAACTGTCGCATAATCTGAAGCTTTTATTTTCATTCTTACTAATCCTTCAGGAATATCTACTTTAATTTGGTTTGGCGACTTAGATGCCGTAAAGTAATCTTCATCCATTTGTGCTCCATATTGAATGCGAGCTTGAATAGTGCTGCTTTGTTCAGTATAGGTTATGGGCGTCGTAGCTCCAGCGTTACCGTAGATAGAATTAAAAGAAGAGCTAGGCGTGGGAACAGTAACTATGGGGTCCTTGACTATGGTAACGGCACGTGAAAACGTATCCGCTTGATCGTCCATTACACTATGAAGTGTGGCTTTTTCGCTATCAGAAATTAAACTGGCCATGTTTATATTATACACTTTTTAAAAAACCTTTAGAAAAAAAGTATATATAGAATATTATTTTTACTGATTTATGTTCAAGGAAATATACTCTTTTACAGTGGAAGATGTGCGTGAAGTCGAAGAAAAGACTAAGGAAAAGCGTAAAAATGATAAAGGCGTTGAAGAAGAAGTGGAAGTTACCAAAAAAGTAGAAAAAAAAGTACCTTTTACAATTGGGATAAAAGAGCCCACTCGTCGTGAACTCGAAGAAGCTGACATGGAATTTTCTATTGAGATGAGTAATTGTATAAAAAAAGGTATTTTGACCAAAGCTATGCTTGCCAAAAAATATTCTGATACTGGAGGTTTACTAGCAGAAAGTGACGCGAATAAACTTGTAGATCTATATGCGGAATTAGCAGATTGTGAAGCAGAATACACACAACGCACCTTGCAAAATAAAAATGTTAAAAGATTGCCTAAAGCTGTAAGAGAAGAAATTGATAAATTGAGCGCTAGAATTGCAATAGCCAGACGTGATATTGTAACGTTAGAGTCTTCTTATCAAAGTCTTTTTAATCACACTGCTGACACTAAAGCTCAAAACCGAATTGTAATGTGGTACGTTACTCATTTAAGTCACTTTAAAAAGTCTGACGATGAAGATACCTATAAGCCTCTTTTTGAAGGAGAAAGTTTTGAAGCTAAAATAGATTCTTATTACAATAAAGATGAAATTTCAGATTCTTTATTTGAGTTAACTTCTGGCAAATTAGCTGCCTTAATAAGTTATTGGTATTTTAGCAATGATCCAAAGAAAGAAGATTTCGATAAAATTATAAATGATATCGACGGGCCAAAGTAGTGTCAATTTTAGACACTTATTTAAGGATTTAGTATTTGGTTGGTCGGAGATTTATTATAAACAAACGCCTGCTTATCTAAAACATTTATCTGTTTTTGATCAGGTTGACATAGAAGATGTTCGAAACTCTTTTTATAGAAAAGCAAAACAAAGAGGGCTTCCTACGAAAGCTGAGGCTTTAAGTCGACTCAGAGAAGAAGAATTATGGACCTCAAAAGAAGAGGGTAAAATTAAAGAGCAGCAGGATTATCTTACTCAAGTAGAGAATACCAAAAAAGAATTATACCTTAAAGCAGAAATAGATAAAGTTAATGAGGAAATATTTGAAGCCCGTAAAAAAATATTGCACCTCGAAGCGCAACGCGACGAGTTATTAGGACAAACTTGCGAAAAATATGCTGATAGCAGGGTATCAGATCATTATATAGTTAGATCGCTATACAAAGATAAAAAATTACAAGAGACTTATTATACTCAAGAACAAGTTGACGATATGACCCGAGGGGAAATGTCCGAAATTGTTCGCCTTTATAATTCTTCTTATGGAGTTTTTGATGATATTAACATTCAAAAAGTAACTCTACAAGATTTTTTTCAACCTTACATGCCTTTTTGTGAAAACGTTAATAACATGTTTTCTAAGCCTCTTTTTGAACTCTCAATTAATCAAGTAAAGTTGGTGATTTACGCACGGATGTTTAAAAACATTTTTGAAAATTATAGTAAAATTCCAGATAGGATGAAGGGAGACCCTGAAAAAATTATGGATTATGTCAATGCGCAAGAAAAAGCAAAGGACAAATTAAAGAATATTGATAAAGACGGAGCTTCTACAATAGTGGGAGCCAAAAAGGAAGATTACGATTATTTAGGCATTGGAGGCTCCGAAGGGGAAAGCCTCTCGGCAAAATTAAAAGAAAAAGGTGGCAAAATGGACATGAAAGATCTAATGAAGGTATTAAAGGGCTAAAAAAAAGTGTATAAATTAGATTAGAATTATGTCTGTAGATCTAAAAGTAGGGATTGACAAAAGGCACTGGATGCGCGAGGTAGAGCGCGGCCGAAAGATTGCTGAAGACGCTATGAAAAAAAGTGGCGGCTTAAAGCTTAAAATTGATGAAAAAGGTTTTCGTCAGCCTTTGGGTCGTATTACCGGAGACCTTAAACAATTTGATTCAGCTCTAGCTGCTTCAAATGCGCGTGTTATTGCGTTCGGTGCTTCTACTGCAGTCATAGGCGGAATTTCTAAAGCGTTTAAAGAGCTGGCTAAAACTACTATAGAGGTAGGAAAACAATTTTCAGATATTAACCGTATCCTTCAACTTTCCCGAAAAGATCTTGAAGGGTTTGGAAATGAGTTATTTAAGATAGGAAAGAAAAACGCTACAGCTTTTCAAGATACTACTAAGGCTGCATTGGAATTCGCCCGTCAAGGTTTAAAAACTGAAGAAACATTAAAAAGAACGGCGGACGCTTTGACATTAGTTCGCCTGACTGGAATTAATGCAGATAAAGCGGTGAGTTCTTTAACTGCTACAGTTAATGCTTTTGACAATGCAATGGTTACAACCACCTCTTCGGTTAATAAATTTGTGGCTGTGGAAACAAAATTTGCTGTTGGTGCTCGCGATCTTGTAGAAGCTATCGGACGTGTAGGTTCTTCAGCTAAAGATGCTAAAGTGGGATTTGATGAGTTGAATGCTATGGTAACGGCGGTGCAACAAAGTACGGGTCGAGGCGGTGCAGTTATAGGTAACGCCATGAAAACTATCTTTACCCGTTTGCAACGTCAAAGTACTTTAGATGCATTAGAATCTTTTAATGTAGCTGTTAAAGATGTGCAAGGTAATACGTTACCAGCTATTCAAATTTTAGACAATTTTGCACAATCCTACAAAGGATTAACAGATAATAGTCAAGCTTACTTACGAGAGCAAGTGGCTGGTGTTTTTCAAGCTAACATTTTATCTGCTATATTGAGAGATTTAGGCAAGCAGCAATCTACTTTTGGTCAAGCCCTTAAAGTTTCCACAGGTGCTACGAACGAAGCCGAACAAGCTACTGCTAAGTTAAATCAAACTCTGTCCGCTTTGGTAACTCAAACAGGTCTAGAATTTCAACGTTTACAGCAAAATATCGGTAAAGCTACTTTTGAGCCTATTGCCAAAGGTATATTAGATCCTTTAAAAGCTGCAATGCAAGGCCTTAATGATCTTATTGATGGAGAAGGTGCGGGTAGCGAAATAGCAAATGGTCTTTTAAAGGGAATTAAAAATGTTATTGGTGGTCCCGGCCTAGTGGCAGTAGTAGGGTTGATAGGTAAAGTTTTTATAAACACCACTGGTTATCTTTTAAAATCATTACCTGCATTAGCAGGAATAACTACCCAAACGCAAAAACGGGCTACCTTAGAAGAAATTATTGCTAACGCAATGAAAACCGAAGCTAATTTAGCTTCTCAAATTTTAGCTCACGAGGGTAACGCGGCAGTTCAAGCAGGTATATTCGCAGCTCACGCAGAGGCTGCTAAAACAGATTTAGATTCTCAAGAAGAATCTATTAGAAATATTGCTAGAATGTTGGCGCAGATGCCCAAAGGAACATACACTAACATTACGGCAGCTTCGGGCGGCACTAAAGGGCGAAGAGGTGCATCGGGCTTTATTCCCGGTATGGCGGGAGAAGCTAATGATATAGCGCGCGGAGTAGGAGGAGTTAATCGTTCTGCTAAACCTGTAGCTATTCCTAATTTTGCTTTTGGCGGTGGAGTTCGAGGAACTATGATTGCTAATACTGGAGAGCATATAGTTCCTAACTTTAAAGGCGGCGGCTCTGCTATTTTTAATCCTAATATGATTGCGCAGTACGGAATGCCTGCTGGTGCAAAACCAATCAGAGGAGCTGGGGGATATGTGCCTAATTTTGCGGATATGAATCGTGCCGATGCTATACGTGAATTGCAAGGTATGAGAAAATATGGCCGAGGATATGCAGAAGCCGATCTAGCCCGAACACGTACTATAGCTGGCATGTTTGGTATAACCGGTAAAACTATGAGGCCGGGAAGTGTTGCGCAAAGAATAGAAAGAGGGGGTAAGAAAAAAACTGTAGCAGGCACATTTCTAAATGCTACAAGTAAGGCACATATGCTTGTGCCGCAAGCCGGATTTAAATCTGAAAACTATCCTTACTTATTCGGCGGCGACAGCAAATTGCGAAAATTAGCTTCCACCGTTGCGGGTCAAGATATAGACGGAATGATATTAAGTGGTTATGGGCCTAGTCTTACAGCGAGCAAAGAAGCGCAAAAGGGAGGGAGGTTATCTAAAGTTGAAGATGTTTTAGATGATGCTTTAGTTAAAGCGGCAGAAAGTGTGATTATGGCTTATAGTCCGTCTTTGGCCAAAATACCTGTTAGCAGAAAAAAAGTAGAAGGAACATTTTTAAAAGAGGGTGGCGCTGGCGCGATGGGCGCGTTCAAAGGTGCATTATTTGAGGCTATTGTTAGCCGTTTAGTGGGCCAAAGATATGAAAAGGGTGATGCTAATACTTCGACTCTAGATGTTCTTTTATCTGGAACAGCAGGAAGAAATGCGGAACAGCTTTTTGGAATTACTCAGACAGCAGCTACTCATGCAGATGTCAAGTCAAGTTGGTCGACAGGAAATAGAGCAAAGATAGCTGAACAGATAATAAAGAATTTTGGTAAGACCCTGCCGATCACTATGGGCGCTGCTAGAGGCTATGTTCCTAATTTTGCTGCACTTGGAGATGCGGTAGAAAGAGAAGCTGCCGCAGGAGTTCCTTTAGGATCTATTCGTGTGGGACGTTCAAGTAAATTAACTGGGCCTAATAATCCAGCTGGATTAGCTGTAACCAATACACGAGATGAGCCCAGAGGATTACAGGATGTTGTTGGAGCGGCAAGAGGTTATGTGCCTAATTTTGCCGAAGGCGGTGATATTGGCAAATTGAATCTATCAAGACTAAAAACAACTGTTGATGGAGTAGTCATGAAGCTTTCTAGGCTTGGTGATGATTTTGCTGTTGCTGATATGATGGCTAGAGAAATAGCCATGGATTTAAAAAGCGGCGCTATGGGGACAGAAAAAGCGAAAAAAGAAATAACTGCTTTAGCGGGTACTCTTGGTATGAGCAAAGTTCAAGCTAAAAAACTTGAAGCTAAAATAATGGCCGCCTCAAAAGGCCCCGGTATAATGGGTAGAATGGGAGGCGCTATGGGTGGCGGTATGGGCGGCATGGGGGTTGGAATGGGCTTGACAATGGGGCTGCCAATGTTAGCTGGCGCAGTAGAACAAGCAGGAGGTGCTACCAGCACATCTGGAGCTTTAACAGGAGCTGGTACAGGTGCAGCTATGGGCATGATATTTGGACCATGGGGAGCGGCTGTTGGTGCAGCAGGAGGAGCACTAGTTGGTTTTGCTATGAATGTTAATGACGTTGGTGCAAGTTTAGAAGAGCTTAAAAAGAGTGCAGATGAATACGAACAAGAAACAACTAAGACTAGTAGCGCAGCTCAAGAATATATACAAGCATTAAAAGATATTCAATCGGGAGGTACTGTTGCCGAACTAGAAGATGCTCAAAAACGATTGGCCAAAAACTTTGATCAGATCAAAGGTACTGAACTAGAAAAAAGCTTTAAAAACGCAGGTACAGACGTTAACGCTTTAACTTCAGCATTAAGAGCTTATCAAGCAGCTACGACAGGAAGAGTTGTGGCTAAACGAGCTGCCCAAATGGGCAAAGGGTTTGATATAGGATTTCAACAGATAGGTACTCGACAGGTTGGTGTTGGAGAAGGACGAGAAGTAGAAACGTTCAAACGACAAAAACCTAGAGGAAGAAATCAGCGTGTACCTCGGTTTGAGACGAAAAATTTTTATACTGACTCATTAGATGAGCAAGCTTTAGAAAATCTAAGACAACAAGGTTTTACTAGCACAGGCGAAAAGTCAATGAGGTTTAAAGAGTATAGAACTGAAGCCTTTAATAAAGAGACCGGTAAATCAATTGACAAAATACGCCAAGAGTTCATGAATAAATTTGGCGATATGTTCCGAATGATGAATGTAGATGATGCCTTTTTGAAACAAATGGAAGAGGCAGCTGCCGTAATAGATCCCACGGGAGGATTTGCGGGAATAGGAACCTATGATATGGCCTCGTATCAAGAGGATGCTAGAGCCAATCTGATAAAATTATTTAGAGAGCGTAGCGAAATATTCACAGATATAACTGATGACGAAATGAACGCTATGCTTAGTGGCGACATAATCGACATGATTCGTGGTAAATCCATGAGAACTGGGAAAAGGGGTTCAGGCGAAACAAAACAAATTTTTGGAAGTATTTCAACTTGGTTTTCAAGTCTTACTAAAGGCGCTGGCGAAATAGCTCCGGACGTAGTAGAAGCTGGGAAAAAGGCAAAGGAAGCCGCTCAGAATTTTACTCGAATTAAAAATGGTATTCAGCGCATGGTTGAAACTTTAAACAATATAGCTAATGGTTTAGATAATATTGAAAAAGTACGCAAAGCTTTTGTGTCAGAAAGAATGGATTTATTAGGAGGAGCTAATTTAGGTTTGGGAATTGGAGGTTTTCAGCAAGCACAAAGTGATGCCAGTTTCCAAACTCAACGTCGTCAACTAACAACTACCACAGCCGCCAAGAATGCAACTAGAATAGCTCAAACAATCAGAGATGCAGGAGGTGCGGTAGGCGACGAACAGTTAGCAAAACTTAAACAAGCGTCTGCACTTTTTGGGCAAGATATAATCGCGGGATTAGACGCTTATTCTCAATTTACATCTGAAAATTTAGAAGGACAAGAAAAAATAAATAAACTTATTAATTCTTTGAGAACAGAATATACTCAACAAAGAACTAATCTTGATTTAGAGCAAACAATTACAAACTCCAAAATCGAACTAGAGCAAAAACGTCGAGAAAATACAGAAAAAGAAAGAATAATGAATGACGAAATGCGACGCATGATGTCCGCGCGGCGTATGGGTGCTTTAGATGCTGAGTTGGGTAGAAATAGAGGAATTGCTGAATTACGTGAAAATGTATTGAACGATCCCCGTTCATTTCGTGGCACAGGTTTTCGCACCGAAGGAGCTCGAGGAGTTGCGAGAGCTGGTATAGAACAGCGCATAGCGGATATGGAATTTCGGAATCGCAAAGCTGCGATGTTAGAGGAAAATGTTCAGCGTGCTTCAGAGTTGTTAGTTCAAAAGCAGGTCATTCAAGCTAATGTTGACTTGGTAGATAGTCAGACTCGATTACGCGATACAATGAACCAATTAATAGATTCTGTAGATATGCTTGCTCTGGGTGATCGCCCGACTTTCACAGAAGCTGATGCTACACGACTTGGTTATGCAAACCTTAAAGATGCCCAGATGGCCGGTGCAGATATGTTTAGTACTCCGGCTCAAATGGCATTTGATAAAGAAAAATCTTCAATAATGGGTCGAAAAGGGCAGCGATCTGCTGCTGGTAGAAAATATAGTACAGCTTTTGACTTTGAAGCAGAAAGGCAAGCCGCGCAGCAATTAGCCCAAGAATTACAAGGTCTTACAAGTCAAGAAGAAGTTATTACAAAATTGAAAGACTTAAAAGCAGAGGCGACAGGAGATGAAAATAGAATCTTAAGAGATAATATTGATAAATTGCAGCAAGATATTGAATATGGCTCTCAAAGGCTGCAAAACGAAAAAGAAATAGCAGACTATACTCGCCAGCTAGTTTCAGATAGGCAGGTAGGTCTTGATCAAGATGCGCGTAGCTTTCAAACTCAATTCAAAGAAGGCATGCTAGACATCTACGAGGAAACTGATTATATATATGCGAGACTGGGCAAAGATTTACCAACTGCTTTTCGTGATGGAATGGTAAGTGCGATGGAAAGCGCTATGGACAAAGCTGAAAGTTTTGGGGATGCGATGCGCGGAGTAGCCATCGATATGTTAAAGATGATGCGTCGAGCTGCGCTTGAGCATTCAATGAGTAACTTTACTAATTTAATTGGTATGGGTACAAGTTCCGGCTTCAGAAAATCTCAACGAGGTTCATTCGTTCCCGGTTCAGGTACTGGAGATAAAGTGCCTGCTATGTTAGAGCCGGGCGAATATGTACTGAATCGTAAGGCCGTACAAGGAGTAGGGAGAAGCACTTTGGATCAAATGAACTTTGGGGCTTTCCCTCGTTTTGCTCAAAGTGGCGGCATGATGGGAATAGACGAAAGTGTTCATAGTAATAGAATGAGCGGATTCTTCCTCGCTTCTGATAATCCGGAATTAGCCGAAGCTCGTGAAGCTGAAAGAGCTCGTTTAGCAGAAAAAGCACAGAAAAAAGCACAAAAGAAACAATTACTTTCCACCTTCTTGAGTACAGCAGTTAGTATGGGAGTTGGTAAATTAATGAGTATGGGTGCTAACAAAATGGCAGAAAAAAGGACACAAAGTTTTGCAGAAAAAGTTGGCGGAGGCGAAAAGTGGAAAGACATTACGGGAATGTACGCTAACGAACAAGAGGCTCGATGGGCGTATAGTGCCGGACCCGATCGTCAAAAAGGCGGTCACATAGGGCGCGGTTTTATGAATCGTGATAGCGTTCCAGCTTACATGGCAGGTGGCGAGTTTGTAATGAACAATCGCGCGGTGCGCAAATACGGTCTTGGTTTTATGGGCCGACTAAACGGAGGACTTATACCCACAATGCAAGCAGGCGGACCGGTTGCTCCCGCGCCACTCAACTCTCAAACCGGAGCTAATACTAATAACATTTCAATCAGTGTCAACACTGGCGGCGGAGGAGGCACAGGTCAAGGCGGATCTCAAAGTACCGGTAACGCAAGTGCGAGTCAGCAATCTAATGTAGACCAAGCTACACAAGGAAAAGAATTAGCCGAAAGAATTCGTGCCGCTGTATTAGAAGTAGTCAGTAAAGAACAAAGACTTGGCGGCTCTTTAAGTAAACATTCTAGAGTATAATGCCCAATAACGCTTCACCAAGTTACGAACAAATTTTTTATCTTGATGGGACTGGTGTATCTGGCATTCGTAATGTTAGTGCCGGATATAGTGTTGGACAAAAACAAGTACGAGCTTTAGGCGCAGGCTTTATTCGTGAAGTTATAGCTGAACCTTTGCAAGGTGAGTTATCGATGACTCGCGATTTACTTTATCAAGATCCCGTATTGGGTCTTACAGGAGAAGCTCCTGTTTCTGGCACATTATTATATGATGTCGAAATGAATGGAGCTGAAAAAGTTTATGGTTTTAATACTGGTTATCTGACTAGTTATAGTATAAATTGCGATGTTCAAGATGTCCCTACGATAGAGACAACATTTGCTGTTTTCGGCCAGTTGGGGAGCGGGGAAAGGGAAAGGGAATTAGATTACTCAGGAACCGCTCCCCTTCAAAATTTAGGCTTTGTTAATCACGAAGCTGTATTTTTAACTTTTAATGGCTCGGGAACTAACCGAGCTGTTTCTGTATCTCAAGATTATAATATTAATCGCATTCCTATTTATTCATTAGATCAAAAAACAAGCGAAACACTTTATGCCCCATCTGAAGTTCTTACTGAATATCCAATAGAAATTACCACCAATTTGACAATTGAGATGGATGATTATGAAACCGCAAACATGATTGATAATATTCGCAGCGGTAATTATCAAACTTTAGGAGTTGAAATTAGATTAGGAGCCAAAGAAGACACATTAGATGGACATGCAGTGGTGGGAGATAAACTTTGCTTACAAGATAATAACGGAGACTGTTTAGGAGACGATGGTGATGGCATAACAAGATATGAATTTTTAAGTACAACAGGACATTTAGTATCAGAGAGTATTGAATCAAGTGTTGACGGGGTTTTAAGTGTAAATTTAGAATTTAAAGACTATTACAATAAGGACTAAGAATGGGCAAAATACTAGAATATGGTAATTTAGGTGGACCTCCAGCAGACAATGATTTGCTGTTTATGGGCGATTATAGTTTGGATGCAAGCAATCCTACTACGAAACGACTAGCGATCAGCGATCTCAATAAAAAAAGAAATGTTGATGCTGCTGACGCTACTGGCCTTGTGTTGCGAGATGATAGTTCTACTTACGGAATAAAAATTCACGATGGAGGTAACGTAGGCGTTGGCCCCGGCGCTGCTACAGCTCCCGGTGCTTATTTGTCCGTTAGAGGCGCTAGCGATGCTAACCTTACTTTAGCTAATATTTTAAATCCTTCAGCTACCACAGATGGTAGGTATAGTCAAATAATTTTTGGAACAGATGCAGCTAATGATAAATCTGTTGTTTTTAGATTTTATTATGATACCACGGATGATGCATCTCGTTTTACTATGGCCCACTATGAAGATGTGGGAAGCACGCCCGGGATTCATTTATTAGGAAATGGAAATGTTGGGATAGGGGATACAAGTCCTAGCTATAAATTAGATGTTAATGGCTCTATAGCTTCTAATGGAAGTTACCCTGTAGTTTTAGATGCGTCCGCAGGCGAAATTAAATCCACTGCTGCTGCACTTAACATAAACAAAACTGCAGGTCAAAATGTTACTTTCATGTATTTTGATACTGACGGGAGTACTGCTAACCCTGCTTTAAGAATTCAAGCTAGTAATAAAAGAGTAAGCATTGGAAATCAAACTTCTCCTGTAGCAAAGCTAGATATCAAAGAAGCAGCAGGAGCTACCACTCCTGTTCTAAGATTACAAAATAGTTCTAGTGGTACAGTCAGAACTTTATTACAATTAAGTAATGGAAGCGATCATCATTATTTAGTTTGGGACGGTACTACTTTTGGAATTAACAATGATGGTGATCCACTTGGTGCTGCATCTATAAATTTTCAAGGAAGTTCTACTCATGGCAAAGTAGGGATCAATGCGGCAGTTGGGACAAGAGTTTTAGAAGCTACTGAAACTTCGGGTCAGGGAATAGTAGCAGCTTTGCAGTCTACATCCTCTGGTAATGGCTCAAAACTTTTATTCCGCAGTACAGCTAATTCTACTAGCGTTAATCAATCTCAAGGATTAGGTTTTACTAATACTATTTCTTCTGAAATAATGACATGGTTTGCTGGAGCATTTAGGCCGAGTGGTGCAAGCTCTACTCATTATTTCGCTTTAAATTATACCGGTTCAGCTGTTGCCGGTGGAGATTCGATATATAAAATAGATAGCACACTTGCAAATAATGAAATGTATTTAGATGAAAGCGGCAATGTTACTTTCAAGGGCAATGTTGCAGGTGATGCGTATTATGATAAAGGGGGCACGACAGTAGGAAATTATTGTCGAGGAAGATTTGTTCAGACTTTTAGTGTACCTTATAAAATACTTGCAGGCACCCAAACTTATAGTCCTCTTTTTTCAACGCCAGTTGATACTACGGGCGCTGGATCAGCAGCGGGGTTTATCACTGCAAAATTTGCAACTGCGGCACCTCACGACGGCAGAATTAAAAGTGTTAGAATTGCGGCACGTAATGCGAGTGCAACTGATGATTGTAATGTTGATATGTATATTTATAGTCAGGCTGCTCTTCCTGATGAGACCGCAGTAACTACTAATAGTTTAACTACTGTTACTTCAGCTAATTTTCAAAATGCTAAAATTGAAGATACAGGCACTGCAAAAAATACTATTATTACAAAAGGTTATGCTGATTTCACAGCTCAAACCGATACTAGTACTTACCCACGAGCCAAGCTGGACTTCAACCAAGGAGATTACTTGGCTTTTATGATAGAAGCTGATAGTGGATCTGCAGAAGCTACAGTAACATTAACTGTTGAATTTTATATTGATGATACTCTTTAATGGCCACTAAATTTATAAAATACGAAAACGCTTTACTCAAAATCGCAGACACAAACATTATGGCCGAGTCTGCGGAATTGGGAGTAGAAGCGGCGCTGCAACCGGTAACTAACATTACCGGCTCTGTTATAAGATATGCGCCCACTTCCCCAGTAAAAGGCACATTGGCATTTAGCCATTATTGTACTGGAGCTTTTCATCCTTTTTTAGATCCTTTAAGTGCTATCGAACATACTGGTGAACCTCTAGATGGAAGCTTAGCAGGCATGACTTTTTCTAGCGGCTATATCAAAAGCTTAAGCTTTTCAGTAGCCCCATATAGCCCAATTTTATTTCGTTCTGAATTGGATATTTACGGAGAATTAAATGTATTAGATGACGAAGGGGATAGCGATAACAATTTAAGAAATGAAACTAATGTTTCTCATAGCTTGCGTTCTTACATAGCAGGAACTGACACAAAAATTAATAAAAAAGTATCTTTTGATTATTCTGTGGCTGCAGAAAGGAATCCTGTAATGACAGTAGGCAATGAGTTACCAGCAAGAGTTACAAAAGAAAATGTAAGAATAAATTTATCTATTGCTGGGGAAGATGTTGGCGATGCAATAAAATCTACAGGCAATCATGCAGAACTAACTATTAATGTTTTAGATACTTACGGCAGTTCTCCAATTGCGTCTTTTGGTTGCTCTGGTCAAATTTTTAGTCAAAATTTAAGTGTTACAGAGGGAGGATATATTGATGGCACAATTAGTGTGTCGCAAGAATATATGACAGGAAGGATGTTTTATTAATGTCTAATGCAAGTCAATCATATGTTTATGGTTCAGGAGTTACCAATATTCCTGTAGATTCTTTTGAGTTAGGCATTAACTACTCTAAGTATGATATAGTATTTTTTAGTGGTTATACGGTAGCTGGAACTCCTCCAGTGCCAACCACAGCAGCAAGTCTGGGTGCCGCTACAGGTCATTATTATTATAGTGGAGATACTGCTGCTACTTCGACTGCTGCCAATTCCCCCGCTGGAGCTTCTAGCGTATGGACACAAAAATTATTTTTTGAACCTTCATATAACGCTTCTGTCAGTTACCAAAATCAAACCTATGATATTACATATGGAGACGGCTATTACAATATAGCTAATAAAAGCGAAAACTCTTTAAAAGTTAAATTTAATTTGCCATTCAATAAAAGAAGCGATAAAGAAACTCGAGCTTTAGTTCATCTATTAGAAGATTCATTTAATAAAGGAGAAAAGCCAAGTGGAGCTTATACTGGAATTTTTCATACTCCTTTTGCTCCTTATGACGAAGAGCACGAATTCTATATAGAAGAAATTTCGCGTGGATACGATTATCCCAATGTTAATTCTACTAGCACTACATTACTTAGAGAAGATCAATCTATTTTAAATTGGCAACAATATTATATACCTTTTGCGCAAACGCAAGGATTTTGGGAAGCTGGAGAAAGTTACAGTAAGCACGATATTGTTTATCTAAGTGGAGATGGTTATGTTCCTCGAGCGTCAGGTTGGTATTATTATAGTGGGGATAGCGAAACAACTGCGACTGATGCTAATGGCCCTAATGGAGGGTATACATCCATGTGGACAAAAGATAACTTTTATTTTGAATTAAATGAAGGCATTACTATTAACTCAGCGCCTCGTTATATTAAACAACCAACGCAAAGTGATTATTATATAAGAACCCAAGATGGCCTTAATAAAGGTTTGCTTAATTTAGAATTAAGTTTTAATTCTCGCACAGATAAAGAGGCTAAAGCAATGGTCCATTTTTTAGAAACACATCAAGGCAAAAATCAATTTGAATTCAAACCGCCTGCTCCGTATGATATATCAGGAAAAGTATTTGTATGTCCTAAATGGGAGCACCAATTAGCTTATGCAGAAAACAATAATGTAAGTGTAAACTTTATTGAATTTCCAGTAAATCTTTTAGATGAATCAGTAAGTTTTTCAACTTTAATAACGGTTGATCCATATTTTAACGCATTCGGGCCTTTATCATAATGTCATTACCAAGCGAAGTTACTAGTAGAGGAGAAGGCAATGATTTTATTGCTACGACAGGAATGGTGCTTACTGGCATTACTGGATTTGGCATTCGTACAGGATTCTATCTAACTAATAGTGGGTCTCATCCAATAGAGACAACAGTTGGTTATAATGATGCTGCTACCCCTACCATCTTTGATTTTCCTTCAGGACAACATTTTACTCTCTTAGCGGGCAAAAGTAAGTTTATTCCTTTTGAGTTTGTTTTTGTTCAGGATAACATTAGCGGACCCACCACTAGTAATCTATCTACAGGCCCGGATGTAAATGGAAAATACGAAAACTTTTTCACTTTAAGTACAGTGTCTCAATTCGATGGTCAAAGTGACAGCGAAGGGTCTATACGAGTGAATGTAACAGGGCAAGTCACTGGTTTTAAACAAGTTGTATCGGGGCCAGCTAGTCCTGAATGGTTTACCACCGGCCCTGCGCATCCTTCAGGATTTTTGGTCACTACTGATTATGGTAGAAACGGTAAGCCGGAATGTGTTTTACGTTGGCAACACCCTAGTACGGGTTATTATTTTAAACGTTATCAAGTTGATTATGCAGGAAATATTGAGGATAGTTCTGTTTCCACAGGGTCATGGACAGGTTTAACTACTTTTGATATAAACTTTGAACAAAAAACTTATTCAGGGCCATCTATATCTGGACCATTTACTTATGAAAAATATGCTACTAATACAGGAATAGCCCAGTTGCATACTAGAGGCACCGAGCCCAATCCTCCTTCTCCTTATGGAGAATATACTGTTTCTGATTTAGGTTTTGATGCTAATTATTATTTTAGAATTAAAAGCCAGTATATAGATCGAGATGATAATATAAGTTATGAAAGTCCTTATGTATATGGATATCCTGTAGATAATTTTGATGTTGCTATCACAGATAACGATATAAACTATGGATTGCTTAGCGGAAATGTTGCTAAAGCTCCAGACATTGCAAATGCGACCTCTTCTCCACAATCGTTAGATATTTATTTTACTAAAGGGCAACAAGACATAAATTTAAAAACTGTATTTGATGACGAGCTTACTAATCGAGGAGCAACGGTTAATGCTTTTGATAATACGCATGCAGATTATGCATTTACTGGTGTTAACTTTATAGTTCCAGAAGATACGACTGTAGGTTCCGTTACCGAGGGTACAGCTGGGATAACAACTGGAGGTCAATTAAAATATGGTAGCACTGAAATCAAGAGTGTCTTAACTCTAAAAGCGAGAAGTCGTGTTTACGGTGCAGGGGGAAGTGGCGGAGATGGCGGGTTCACGGATATAAATATAGGAGATTTAGGGTCAGAAGCCAAACTTCAATATAGAAATTATTTTAAAATTACCAAAGGTGATGCAATGTCGTCAACGGATGGAGGAGATGGATCTCCCGCCATCCACATCAACGATACTAGTATAGGCGAATTTCGAATTAGAAAACATCCTGAATCGGTGATATATGGCGGCGGAGGAGGCGGCGGAGGAGGAGACCCATTTTTCTTTCCTAAAGCTTTTACTTTAGATCCTACTTACTTATTGGCTAATTATTTTAGGAATGATAATAACCAATATGACGCATATATTAGAGAAGGAGCAGATGGAGAAAATAAACTAGTAAGAAGAAGTCGAGACGCTGGCGAGGGAACAGCTCTAGCAATGGTGAAAAATCCAACTTCGAGCAACGAGAGCGTAAGCCTAACTTTAAAATACTCAGATATATTAGGCACTCAGTTGGCCGGTTTCGGCGGAGGAGGTCAAGGTTTTGGCATCTCATTAGGAGGGACAAGCCTCAAAAGCGAACAAGGTTCCACTACTGCTCGTTTTGCAACCGGACAAGGCAGTTCTGAGGGTGCAGGATATGGCTCTTTGGCTGACATGTCTATTAAATTATCGCCCGGAGCCAATGGTGGAATTTTCGGAGAAGATGGCATAGATGGTTTAAATGCTAATGCCGGAGCATTGTTTAAAACAGAGCCCGACGAAAAACCGGGCTTGGGTGGAAAAGGGGGCGAAGCAATAAAAATTATTACTGGGAATAGCAACTATTCAAATCTCAACTCTTTGTTAGATTATCCTGAAGCATTGGAGCCTACTACCACTAATTTTCCTAGTTTGTTAGCATGGTTTACATCCTCAGATGCATCTAAATTCAATCTAACTACCTCTGGTTCATATAAATATGTAGATAAATGGACATCAAAAAATGATGCGAATATTTATATAACTTTTCCTTGGACCGGTAGCTCAAATAACAAAAAGCCTTTATATATTGAAGCTGGCACTACAACTAATTCAATTTCTTACACCAAACCGTTTAATGAAAAAAATATAGTATTTTTTGGTGCTACAGGCGCCACTGCAGGTAAACTCGTTGGTTTAGGAAATGTAAGCGGTAAATTAGAAATGGATATGGATGGATTTGAAATTGTTTATTTTCTTTATCCCGGCGCTATGATTGGGGACACCCCTAGCCAACTAGCATTAAAATGGAATAAAAGTGCATTTAGGATATTTGAGGGTAATGATAACGATAACCCCCTTTCTGGTAAATTTTTTGTAGATGGTACGGGTACGAGGGAGGGTAGAAAGGCAGGTAAGGGCTGGGGATTGCATCAGTGGACGTTAGGGCCAAGCTCATTGTTATACTACACAGATCAACAAAAAAATATGATCTCGGAAAACACTGGTTTATTAAACAATAAGATTACATATTTTTCTGATTTCACAAATGGTAAAAGCCCTAATAGAGCATGGATGTATAGCATTTCTGCTTCAAGGCATTCAGGAGGGATTACTTATGAAATTTTTAATGACTTAAATAAAGTGCACTCTCAAGTGTTGCCCGGTTTACAAAGATTCAAATGGTTTGGCGAACCTATAATCGGGAAAAATAGTGGATTAGAAGCTGCTAACGGCAATAATGTTTATGCGGGGTGGTATGGGGGAATTAGTGACATTATAGTTTTTAAAAAGAGTTTAGTGCCAGACGAAAGGGCGGCTCTTTTTTCTTATATAGCTAATCAAAAATTAAGAGTCCCCGCAGTGCGATACTACACTGTTACCTCTCATTCAACAGAGTATAAAGCAAACTTACAAAGCGTAAGAATAAGACTTACGTCGACTCCTGAATACATATTCGCGGGAAGAAAAATTATTTTTTCAAATGGAGCTATATTTACATTTACTCGAAATGCGAATCAATCTGGAACTCCAATTAATGTTAGGGGTACTTTAACTGCAGATATTCCTGCTAGTACTAGTGGTACTTTATATCCTATAGAATCGAAAAGAAATACTGTATCTCTTAAAAATGGTTTTGCCGGTTTCAATGAGGGGCCGCAATGGTAAAATAATATGTCTACACAAGCACACAACGCATCTTTACTTGATTTAGAGCCCGATACCCTGATCGAATTGTATGAAATTGATTTAGGTGAACAAGATGGGCTTTATCGTTTTCATCCGGGCAAAAACAATGAAAATGATATTGTATTAAGAGATTCGCAAGGAGAACTTCAAACTTATTTTCCAATGCCTATTGAGACCGATGGGTGGGAAACAAAAGGTGACGGTTCGTTGCCAAGGCCTAAATTAATTATGGCCAATCCTCAAGGAGTTATAACTGATGCTATAAAAAGAAGGTCTGATTTAATTGGTAATACTATTATACGTAAAAGAATTTTCATGAAATTTTTAGATCATGAAAATTTTCCAAACAATTTTAATCCTTTTGGAGTTCCTGATCCTGCTTCAAGATTTGATGATGACATTTTTACTATAAATAGAAAAGTTACAGAAAATAAATACTTTGTAGAATGGGAGCTTATATCACCGCTAGAATTAGAGGATGTGCAAGTTCCTGCTCGAGTAATGATTGCTGATTATTGTCCATGGCAATACAGAGGAAACGGCTGTCGCTATGGGCAAAGAAGTAATTTTTCAAATCAAAATGTAATTATGGGAGATGGTAGTGTGGTTTCCCCGGCTCAATTTTTCGCTAATGATAATCAAGTTAATTTAGGGATACCTATTGCAGATGAAAATAATAAAAAGTTTACAACTCCAACAGGATATAATTTAACGTTAGTATGGTGCGGTGATTATATAAAAGATAGCGTAAGCGTCACAACAGATGGTGCCGCCACGTTATCTAGCGTAAAAATTAATAATGGCTCTGGTTACGCAGATGGGGCAACTTCGATGACTGTTGATGCTCTTCCTGTTGCTATAGCTAATGAAAAAGTTATTACTTTTTCTAATGGGGCTAAATTTACACTAACTAGTGCTGCTTCTGCAAGTGCTACTTCTGTTTCTGGCGTATTAAGTGGCACGGTAGTAGATGATGAAACAGGAACGGTGGCTCAAACAGTTTCGATAGATGCATTAACTGGAGATATAGAAAAAGATCGAACTATCGTATTTACTGGTGATATAACTTTAAAGCTTGACACTGCCGCTGAATCTGGGGATACCTCAGTTTCAGGAGTATTAAGTAGTGCTTTAGGTGATGGCGTAGCAGGGTCTACCAAGTATGTTGCAGGAGATGTCGTAAGAATAATATCGAAAATAGAGAATCTTGCCAAAAAAGAAGTAACAGACACTCAGGAAAATTTACAAAGCAGACCTGATCAGTTTTTCGTATGTATTCAAGAGGTAGCAACATCTGAAGATCCTCGTTACGCTCAAGCCTCATGGAGAGCAGATATGTGCGCCAAAACCCTGAATGCTTGCAAATGTCGCTATTTAGAGCATGGAGTATATGCTCCCGGTTTACCATTTGGAGGATTTCCATCAATTGACAGATATAGATATTAATAGTTTTTTTCTAAAAAGCATCTCTAAAATAGCTAATTGCTGCGATTTTGAAATTTGTGGAGCGGCCACTAAAGATAAATTATATTTTTTTAAAAATTTATCAAAAAATCCCCAAGAAACATTTATAGTTGATCCTTCTGAGTATGTTTTATTTTACAATGAAATAAAATTCTTCTTTCATTCTCATTGTTTAGGAGGAGCCAAGCCTAGCGGGGCTGACATCGAGATGGCCACAGAGTTAGGTAAGCCATTTTTGATATACTCCAATATAGAAAAAAATTTTTCATTTTATTCTCCAAAAAACAAGAAGTCGATTTATTTTTCACTTTAAATGTGTATAATAATAGAGAATGACTACCGTTTCTTTAGCAGGTCGACTAGGAGAAATCGTTGGTGCTAACTTTTCTTTTAAAACTAGGAATTTAAGAGAGGTTTTAAGCGCTATCGAGGCTAATACAGGCAAATTTAGAAGCTATTTAGCTAAAAATGGCAGAAGGCGATTTGCGGTTTTTGTAAATAATAAGGAGATTGATCCTGATGTAGCGTGCAATATAGATGTGCGTAATAAATCTGTTTTGATTATACCTGTATTAATGGGAGCATTTATAGCAAGTGCTACGGCGGCGATTGTGGGAGCAATGGGCTTTAGCATGACTGTTGCGGCGGGTGCGACAATAGCTACAGCAGCTACAATTGGAGGAAAAATAGCCACTTTTATTGTAGGCACTGTTTTAAGTGCAGCTTTGGCCTTCGGTCTAAATTTATTAATTTCTAAGTTAATGGCTCCCGATGATCCTGACGCAGCCCAAACAAGTTCATTTATGTTTGGTCAGGCAGAAAATATCACAAAACAAGGGGTCGTTGTTCCTGTAGGCTACGGACGCATGCAAATAGGTAGTCGAGTAGTATCTGTTAATTTGTCTAATGTTGATAGGGCTTTGTATGATGAAGCTCGAGGAGGGCAAGGTCTCTACGCAATTGCTAGAGCTATCAATGACCCCAATTCTAAAATTAATCCTACTAATGATGGAGTAATTCAGATATCTAACGAAAGAAAAGATCCTTACGATCGAACAATAACTCACAATATTGGGCCTGTGACGCCGTAAACCCTGAAAAAATATTATGGCACTCATTAATGGATTAACTGTTGGGGACGGCGCAGAAGTTAAAAGAGATAGACAAAATATTACTTTTAAAAAAGTATGCCCAAATGCGACTACACAGAATGGCGCTTTAGAATCTGTCTCGATGTATCAAACAGTAGATGTTTTGTGCGAAGGGGAAATAGAAGGTTTATGTGACAGTGCGGGCAATACAATACGAATTACTTCTGATTCTACTAAAAATGAAGATGGATTTAAAGCAGTTTATTTGAATGATGTCCCTGTAAAAAATACAGTTTCCGGCACTTTAAATTACAATCGTACTTTTGCAGATTTTCGAGTAGGATTAGAGAATCAGCGAGCATTAACTAAATTTGAAAATCCTGCATTTTCTTTTTCTAACGCTATTCAAACTGTTAACTTAGGAACTCAGTTGCCCGGACTGGCCGGACATGAAAAATTTTCTGAGAGATCTAGAAGTGGGGGTAAGTTTCTTGTTATAGATGACGATGGTCAAGAATTTAATTTATCTACTGTATGGGCTAACGACTATGGGAACTCTTTTCGGAAGAATTTTGTGTCAGTAGTAGCTGACATAGACTCAGTTAATAATGTAAGGGGCGCAGAAGCTAATCAAGTTGTGCATGCTAATCATACAATTAGCAATGATAGCGTAGATTGGGTTCAAATAAATTTATCTGTAGGAGGGTTAGTATATAATCATAGTGATGGAGATCAGTCTCCTGTAGCAGTAAATTTTATAATCAAAACGGGTTATGTAGATGATGAGCTTACCGTAAGCGAAGGCGGTTCAGTTGTTTATTACGCAGGAGGGATTTTTGGAATTTCAACAGGTGGCTATACTAGAAGTCATAATATTTACCTTCCTCCGGCTTTAGAGGAAAATCGACGAGACAGATTCGTTAAGGTTTTTCGTATAGATGGCGAATTAAGCGCACGAAATGTGAAATTACAAAAAAATTTAACAGTTGAGACTATTAGTGAAATTGTAGAACAGAACCTAACTTATCCTTACAGTGCTTTAATGGGAATGATTTTTGATGCGCGTGCATTTTCTCAACCTCCTAATCGCAGATATGATGTTAAAATGACCAAGGTACTTGTTCCAAATAACTATAATAATCAAACACGTCAATATAGAGGTAATTGGGATGGCAATTTTGCTACCACAAAAAAGTGGACAGATAATCCTGCTTGGATTTTTTATGATTTAGCTACAAATGAAAGATACGGAATAGGTAAATATGGTTTTAAAAGTGAATTTATTGATAAATGGAATTTATATAGTATTGCTAAATATTGTGATGAGTTTGTTCCAACTGGATATTCTGGAAAATATTCAGATTTAGATTTTACATGTCAAGCTGGCGGCGTAATTATTACTATAAATGACAGCACTACTTTATTAGGAGAAACAGTATTAAAACAAAGATATCCTGAAGCTGGTTTAGTGTGTTTTCATAGAACTAAAAATGCGAGTGGGACTTCTTTGGACAAGGCAGCCAAACGACTTATATTTAATTCAAGTTATAACGATTCTACAAAAGATTTTACTTTTGAAATAGTTAGACCGCCAGACGTAGAAGAAGTTTTTGAACAATATCCTGATATAGAGGAATCATTTTTAGAGCAACAAAAAAGTAAAGAAGAAAACGCTTATGCTTATCTTCTTGATTTTTTAACAAACCAACAAAATAGTACATCTGACTTTGTTCAAACTTATATGGCCGGAGAGCCTTTAGATGCCGATATTACCCAAGGTAAAGCTACAACCCAATTTCATGGACTACCACTTTTAGAGCCCCGCTTTAGTTGTAATATTTATTTAGATCAAAAAAAGAATGCTTTTAATGCATTAAATGATATTGCTGCTATTTTTAGAGGTATGCTGTACTGGTCATCAGGGTACATTTTTGCATCTAACGACCAAGCTAAAGAAGCAGTAATGCTTTTTACTAATGCTAATGTTGCTGATGGCTCTTTTATTTATAGTGGGAGTTCCTCTACTTCTAGGGCCACCACAGCCATTGTACGTTATAATGATCGTGATGATAGCTTCAAGTCAAAAGTAGAGTATGTAGAGGATGCAGCCGGAATTCGTGAATTTGGTGTTAATGAAAAAGAAGTGATGGCGCTAGGCGTTACTTCAAAAGCTCAAGCTCATCGTTTAGCTAAATGGATGCTTTATACAAACCAAACAGAAACCGATACGGTTCAATTTACGACTGGGCAAGAAGGAAGTTACCTAAAGCCCGGAGATGTTATAAAAATTCAAGATAAACTTAAAACATCTCAAAGATATGGGGGTAGAATCAAAGAAATTAACTACGCTGCAAATTCAGTTACATTAGATAAAGGTATAGAACAAAATATAGTAGGGCAAAAAATAACTTTTATTGTGCCTAAAGAAAATACTACTATTAGAGAATTAAATAAGTCCGCAAGTTCTAAACTAAAAATTGCAGTAGAAAATCAAGTTCCAACAGAAGGAATAACCACTGAAGAAATAGATTCTACAAGGCAGACGCAAATAAAACAATTCACAATAGCTTCAGTAAGTGAAACTAATGTGGTCACTATATCTGAAATTACAGACGAAGATTTTAACTTAATTAAAAAGGGATTTATTTGGTCGGCGCAAAACACTTCAGATAATTATAAAATTGAAGAAGTAGAATATAGAGTTTTATCTTCTTTAGAGCAAAATTTTAGCCAGTACCAAATAACTGCGATGATGTATAACCGCAGTAAATTTCAAGCGGTAGATGATCAGCAAGATCTCACTAGAACACAACAATCGACAGTTAGTAAAGTTGAGGTGGGCTCGTTGCCTTCGGCTTTGACAGGAAGCCCTGCTCCTACTAGTAACATTGTTAAAATAAATAAAGATTTAGTGTTGCCCGAATTTGATGCTCGTTTTCCTAATATTTCTACTTTAGGGGCCTTACAGAATAGTAATACTGTTAATATATATCTTGAGTTAGATTTTAGTGCTTTAGCTCTCAGTAATGGTGTAAATTCTACTAATACAGGAGGTTATGTTGTTGAAGTGTATAAGGCTTCTGGCGAAAAAGTGCGTTTTAGTTTAGAGGGGTACGATAATACTTCGGCAACTGTACTGGTAGGAGATGAAAAAGATGGAAGCAATATGACTTTTGAAATTTATAGATATGATCCATCTAAGAGAATAAATGCAGGGTTAAGTGATTAAAAATGCCAAAATTTAAACAATTCGTTAATTTAGAGCCGCCCAATTATGGTGCGGCCTTAAAAGTTTCAGGGTTCTATGTGGCTAATGAATCAGAGTTCATGCCTAATACGGAGCCTTTTAATTATAATGCTCAATTACCCTTATTTAGTAGTGGCAACGGCATTGATCCTTCTATAAGGGTAGCCAGTGGCGAATTTTTTACTGAAACCCCTCAAATTAAATGGCATTTAGTAAATCCGGCAGATGATAGTGTATTTGCATCAGACGAGATAGCTTCTTTAAGTGCATTTGAGGGATTTGAAGTTAATGTTCGTACCGAAACAGGCGAACTGGTTAATACGTTTTTTACTGGTGACGGTAAAGTGCCCGAGATTGAATTATCTCGAGATTTATTGTCTACATGGTTTTCTACTTATGACCAAGAACCTACCAACGACCCTTTAGACGCATCTCCTAATTACAGAAGGTTTCAAGTTGAGGTTATTGCAACAGATTATTATGGTAGAAAAAACACGGGAATTTATTTTTTAAATAATAAAGCTCCCGATGTTACAGGATGTAATGTTGCTATTGGCGAAGAAATTTCTTTAAATTTAGGCGCTACTAAAACTTCAGGTTTAGTTTGTGCTGAGATATATGCTTCGACCCAAGAAGATTTTAGAATTAAAGATATTTCAGGTTTTGCTCAGCCCGAATTTTATTATCGATATGATTTAACTGCATACCAGAATCAAAGTTTAAATTTTACAATTGATCCACCTACGGATTCAGGTTATTATTATGGCGCAGTATTAAAAGATACTTTTGGATCTGGAGAAGCGTATTACTATCCTTCGTCGGTCAAGCCATTTACCATTGATCCTCTTCAGTATAATATAGACACTAGTGGATTTGAAGGCCGTGTAGTAGCTGCTAGAGATACAGTAAACAAAAGTATCACTACTCAAATAGTAGGAAAATTTTCTAAAGATCTATCTAGCGCCGATCATTATTACCAACTTAAAGTAATAGAGAGTGGCAATCTTTTTGATAAAAGTGATTTTGTGCAAGTAGATGTTCCGGAGGTAAGAGGAGTACAGAGATTTATTCATGGCACAGGAACAGGGCGTCTTGATAAAAGATTTTTTGATGTTAATACTACGTTACAAGATTATGCTTATAGTGGGGCCGATGCTGTTCCGATTTTTTCGTCATATGAAACTACTGGTTTACAATGGTTAGACCATACGCTAATTTTAAATCCTTATGATAATTTAAGACCGGGATTTTTAACCGGACAAGGCACTGTTTACGAGGTAGCGATTGCTGCAGGCAATACTGTAAAGTCACGAGTATTTTGGGGAGGCGAATTTAATACTGGATCGCAAAAATATGAAATTTTGCCAAGCGGAGGGTTGATATCGGGTTATGTTTATTCAGGTAGTTATTTAGATGAATTAACAGGGTCTATTAACTATAGTGCAAGCGGCCCAAGTGGGCCTGTGAGCGGTCCTGAAGCTGGCACCGGAGGTATCGTTATGGGTGAACTTACTGGTGTTCTAGTGGCAACTAATTACTCAGGAATGATTATTCCTGAATATGAGCCTCATTTTGTTTACCCTGTTCATGATTACGCAGATTACGAATTTTCTGTTCGTACTGTTAGCCCTGATTCTGTTTCTCCTTTTGGTGATATTCTTAGATTTACATCAGGTGATATTGTAGGAGGTATTACTGGGGCAGGTTTTCCCACAGGTTTATTTGATGGAGATACTAATAGTGGTGTTGCGGTATACAATGCAGCTCAAGATAATTTAGCTATTAGTCAATATGTCACTCTTGATGATGCTGGCATACCTGTCCAAATCGAAAAAGCTGGAACATTAAATGAAAAAGAGACTTTACTATTATTAAAAGCAGCAACAAGCAATAGGCCTTCTATTCAATTTAGTGAGACTACTTCTGATACCGCTGGAATGTCTTTAGAGTATTATGGTGTTGGAAGCGACAACGCAATACATTTCAATCCTCAATCAGACGATAATCCGCCTGTTGCAAAATTCTTTAATGCCGGTAATACCAATTTAGCTGGAGATTTATTGGTATCAGGAGCTTTGACTGTAGAAGACTTAAAGGCAAAGACTGCAGAAACAGGCTATCTTGTTATTGATAGTAACAATAAAGTTTTTACTCAAGTAGGAAGTGCTGGCGCTCAAGGTGCTCAAGGAAGTACCGGTTCTCAAGGTATTCAAGGAATTCAAGGCGCTACCGGAACAAGCGGAGGTTCAGGGGCGCAAGGCGCTCAAGGTACCACTGGAACTCAAGGCATTCAGGGCATTCAGGGTATTCAGGGCATTCAAGGTACTACGGGAACTGGAGCGCAAGGCGCTCAAGGTACTACTGGAACTCAAGGTATTCAGGGCATACAAGGTGAAACTGGAGCTCAAGGTATTCAAGGCATCCAAGGTATTCAGGGTAGACAAGGCGTTCAGGGTGTTCAAGGTACTACTGGAACGGGGGCGCAAGGTGCTCAAGGAACCACCGGAACTCAAGGTATTCAGGGTATTCAAGGCGAAACTGGAGCTCAAGGTATTCAGGGTATCCAAGGCATTCAAGGAATTCAAGGTATCCAAGGAATTCAGGGCGTTCAAGGTACTACTGGTGATTCGTTTTGGACTCGTGATGCTACCAATGGAGAGATTTATCCTACTACTATCACTGACGAAGTTGGAATAGGCACTACTGATCCAATTAGTAAGTTACAAGTTGAGGGCGGAACAACTGGTATGCACGTTACCGACACCTACGCAACGTCTTCTGGTAGTTTAAATTTAGCGTATAATGACGCATCTGATTATGGAAAAATCCAAGCCGCCGATTCCGTTGCTTATAGATCTCTTTCATTAAATCCATCTGGAGGTAATGTTGGTATAGGAACAACAAGCGCAAACGCTAAATTAAAAGTTGTAACTAGCAATACTGATGTTGCAATGTTTCAAAGTACTCATGCTACTACTACTAATTTTTATATTTCTAATAGTAACGCTACTGCTAATAATACAGCAAACTTATACTTTGCTCCTGCAAACAAAGTTGCTGGGGCTTTAATCCAAGCAATTGCTATAGAAGATTTTTCTACCTCAGCAAATAGAACTGCCGATCTAGCTTTTCAAACTAGAAAAGATGGAACATTTGCCGAGAAGATGCGGATTTTGTCCGACGGTAATGTCGGCATAGGAACAGATGCGCCAGAGGGATTACTATCCTTCAAAGCTGACGAGTCTGATACCCCAAAAATCCGATTCCAAAATCAACATTCGGTGACTACTGACGCCGCAATATCAACATACGATGACGCGAATGGAACAACGATTTTAATAGGTTCAAATTTATATATTGCAGCCGACGGATCAACGGCTCGCTACAATACGGGAGAGGAGTCCGCAGGATTTAGGGCTGATAGAGGCGGCTTGCTTCAATTTTTCACTGGCGAAACAGGGGCAACAGCTAGTGAACGTATACGTGTACTTGCTAACGGTAATGTTGGTATAGGAACAACAGCTCCAGAAGCTCCTTTAACTGTTGCAGATTCAACGGCTCATCAAGCAATATTTAGGACGGCTCAGACAACAGCCACTGAAAGAGCAGGTGGTGGATTTAGTTCTTTGGGTCATGCTACAGCTACAAGCC